GTGATGTCATGGTCTGCCTTATTAACTACTGCGCTTTACAAGATATTCAGCTAGTAGATTGCATGGAAGTTGCCTATGACCAGATTAAGAATCGCAAGGGAATTCTTTTACCGAATGGAGTCTTCCAGAAAGACACTACTTAGCCAACAAGTACAGACCCACGTTTGAAAAGGCGTACCCTGCGTACACCACCGCCATGCTTGGGTTTCCTCTGTAGAGTTGTTCAGCAGCAATGTAGGCGTAGATGCCACCAGTTAAGATAATTAGCCAAGCACTCAAAATGCACCTACATCAATGACTTCGCCTCTGAATTGAATCATGTCCTCGTCAAACTTGTGGACTAACTCAGGCCATAGTAACTGTCCGTTAAAAAAATTAAGAACAGCAAAGCCTGACCTGTGGTTGCTTGGGTTTAGTTCAGCATAGGTGAATTGTGGGCCATCAATCTCGGCTAACGTCCCTGTATCTACCCCATATCTCACGCCATTAAAATCACTAAACGGAGTGACTTTTAACGAGTGCAGATGCCCTGTCACCATTGAAACTCCGCTTGAAACCGCATTATTGTGGGTAGCATGGATTCCCCCCTTATATCGGTGTTTGATAATACATTGCTCAGTAGCCCAGACTGCCCAACAGAATTCCCATTCAGTAATGTGGTCTGTCAGCTTAAAGCCTTGAACATCCTTAAATTGTGGTGCGTGTTGAGCAAGTCGATTGCCAAACCTAATGTCATGGTTGCCCCATGTAAACAGTAGCTTTACATTGTGCCTTGCTGCTTTAGCAACTTCCTCTATCTCACCCAATGCACCCTGACAAGCCTTCAACTCTTGGATAACAGAAGTCTGGGGTTGGTCAGTAACATCATGTCGTGATATAGACGCACCATCAAAGGCATCCCCATTACATATCACCGCCTTGGGTTTAAACTGCTGTATAGCCCATAGAAGCCCTTTAAACGCTGTTGTACGCTGTGCAGGGATAAAGTGTGCATCTGAGAACACAATAACTGTTCCGTCCAGTATGCCGAGATTTATTTGTTTTAGTGGAGAGAAAGATTTTGGCTTCTTAGCATCATACTTGGCACTACGAGAGTCATTTGCGCCTAATTTGACCTCATGGATATTTTCCATGCTACGTCTGCGGTAGTTAACTGCTCTTTCAGTGATGCCTAGAATCTTTGCTATTTTTGTAACAGACCGATGCTTGTCCCACAGTTCCATGAACTGCTCGTCAGTACAAGAATTCATGCCATTACTTGATACCATGAGAATCCTTAGACAGTAACTTTTCTAACAAGTTGATAACCCGATGTTCTTGCATTTCAATTTCATCCTGAGATGATTTGGGGTCTTGTGCCACAGTCATTAAGTCATGTAGGAACACATGAAGTAACTCGTGCAAACAAGTCATGTCGATGCTCTCAGGTGTGATTTTCTCAGCACCAAAGTCTCCCAAACGATAAACAGCAAGTCTTGCGTTAGGAGTGAACTCAACAGAAGCCATAGCTGCCTTGGCTGGCTTCATGCCCTTCTCAATTCTCCAATCACCAAGACTTAGCACTTGTTGCCACTTTCTGACACTTTGTGCAAACAATTCTGCGTGTTCTGGCGTAGGAATGTTAGACATTACAACACCTTATACAGTATTTATGACAATTTAATTTAACAAGGCACACTCAGCAACCCTGCGCTTGGTCAGACCTGCTAGAACTTTACCACCGCCCTTGTTCCAAAGCATCAGTTGTTCTTTTGCGCCTTCCCAATCTTGGGCATTGATTTTTCGCTTGAGAGTGGATGTTTGAAGTCTGCCAACTCCTAAGTTATAGCAAAAGTCCACAATGGCATTGCACTTACGCTCGTCTGTCAAAAGAATGGGACAGTTCCTAATAACACCTTGTAAGTAGGTATGTTCCAACTCCACCATTAAAAGCGCATGAGCCTCTTTCTCGCTCATAGGAGGGTCATTTAGAGTAACCTTTACCCCATTGGCATAGTAAGTAGAACCATAGCCAATCGTAGCTACGTTAGCAGGGCAAAGGTAGGGCTTGCTTACAAAGCCCTCAAACCTTTTACATAGTTCTGCTGCCAACTCTAAGTTCATAGCCCACGCTTAGACAAAGTTCTATCAAGAAACCAGTAATTAATTGTTCCTGATAGCAAAGCAGAAAAGTCTGGAGTCATCATTGTTTTGAAGACTTCAATGGCTGGCGCACCTGCTAACCAAGCGTTCCAAGCAAACCAGACATGGATGAATGACCAAACAAACAAAACCCAATAGGTGACCACAGGACGTACAGAAGCAGAAAGTGAGGCTACCCATCCACCTGCTGCTTTAACCATCGTTGCTTGCTGTTCTATGGCTGATTGAAAGGCATCCATCACCCCTACGTCAATGGCAGCTTCTCTTTGTGCGCCTATTTCTGCGAGTTTCATTTGCCCACGCATTTGCTCTAAGTCGCATTGCCTAGAGAACATTATGGCTTCGTGCGCCCTTTCATTCTTCTTGTCAAGCCACTTCAAGACCTCTGGGGCCATCCTAAAGATGCCACCAAAGATTGAGCCTAGTAAACCACCAGATAACATTTCAAACATAATTACAGTCCAATCATTCCAAGAAGTTTATTTACAATTTTTAAAGCCAATTCGTCAGGTAAATGAGGTAGCAAACCAATCACCAGATACGCCACATAAAGTTTAGCGAATATTTTAAAGAATTTGTCTGCTTGTTTTTGGTAATCATTCACCGTCCACACCTTGATGTAGCGCATAGTTCGTTAATTTGTGCAAGCCCCCAACCTACTGCGCCAATAAACATAACAATGATGACAATTGCAACCGCCCATTGCATTTGTTCTGCTTTTAAATCCTTTTGATGTTGTTCTTCTTCTTTGGCTTTACGAGCAGCTATGGCATCATCCCTGTCCATCTCTGCTGCTCTAGCCTTGATTTTATTCCATACGTCCACGTTGCCTGTCTGAAAATAAAGCAGTTGAAGCTGGGATTCCAACTTAGCCGTTTCCATAAGCAAATTTTCTATTTGCATGGCAACGCTGAAATTAGATTTGTTGCCTGACCGCTTGGCTTCAACCATAGCCCTAGTTGCTTGGCTACGAGCATCAAAAAGTTTGCCAACAACGCCAGCTAACCCACCCAAATCATTTGCAATTTTGGCGGCTTTTTTTACAACTGCTATTGCGCTTTGCAATCCTTCTAGTGCTGTGATGGGGTCAATCATTTTTTATCTACTTTTTGCCACTCAAGGCAAACTACATTGCGGTTGTAAACATCACCTGTCCATGCCCATCTAACACAACGATATTCAGTTTTCTCTTTGCTAGATGCTACCAATGTAAACAAGGTTGAAATCACCAGTAGCCATTTCACGTCATAGCCCAAACGATGATGTAAAAACACCAGACCACAGTAATGCAAAAAAGGGCTGCGCTTGTTAAAGCCACAGCCCAATCGTTCATTTTTTAAGCCAAGTTTGCCAGATAGCACCAGCACCCATAATCAGCGCACCCACCCATAGAATAGGTTTGGCAGCAGAGGCAATCCATCCCAAGACCTTAACAGCCCCTTGCATGGCATCAATAGCCTCTACAAGACCGCTTGTGTTCTTGTCGATGGTATCTACCTTAGTTTCAACTGCAAGCAGTCTTTCGTAGATTTGGGCATGAGTTACTTCTTGTTCCATTTAAACACCCATTTGTTTTCGTATCTTGGTTGCTGAAATGGCGTGTGTTGCATCGTCAAAAGATTCTTGCTCAATTTTATAGCCTACATCACGCCCATAGGTAATGTTAACAATATTTGGCACAAGTTGTATTTCATATTGCCCTTGATACAAAGGGTCTAAATCACGCTTGATAAAGTTTGTAACTTGAGTGGCAGCAAATGGGTTAGAGCCGTTCCATCCCTGACAGTCTCTAATCTGAATAACTACCTGACCAGTTTTAGCCAAGGCTCTTTCAAACAGCTTACGATGGCCTTCATGCCAAGGCTGCCATCTGCCAAGCATCTGCACAGTCTCTTTCTGCCAATCAAAAACAGGGCGAGGGCGTTCATCCAATATGTGAGCAGCAATGAACTCACCCCACTTCTCAGCTTTTTGCTCAGTAATCCTAAAGTCATACTGCTCTGGCGCAACAAATATCTTATTTGTGTCCTCAAACCTACCCTTGTCAATGGTATCAACCCAGACAGTCCAATCTGCCTTAAAGTTGTTTCGCATCTCAACCAGTGGGGCAACAAAGTCGCAGATTACATAATCCACATCGTAGCTGTCAGCCAGCTCACGCATACGCAAGCTCTGGCGAATACGCCCTTCATGGGAAAAATCCCAATCATTAAATTGTTTACGCACATCATCAGCGTTCAGCCACATGACTGTCTTGCGGTTGCTTTGTAAATGCTCAAGAACGTGCTGTGCTAGGTAAGTTTTACCAGCATTAGGCAAGCCCATGATTAGAATTCTTTTCATCCCTTGACCTTATAAAGTTGTTTGATTGCAAACTCTGGTGCAGGTGTACGCCAGAACTCTTTGCCAGAATACTTTTCCCATACAGACTTAGGAAGAATAGATGGACGCTCTTGCCATGTTACTTCTTTCCTAACTGTATGCAGGCTCTTCATGTTCAAGGCTTTGTCATAGACTTTATTCTCATACTCAACATTCTTGAAGTCATGGTCAAAGTAAGGCTTGCCAATAAACCCATAAATCTCACGCATCACGCTCTCAGGCTTTTTGCATAAAGATTCGTACTCAACCAACATAATCATGTCGGGGTTTAACAGTAAACCTTCTTCTAAGAAGTAATAAGGCTTGACCACTTGGCCTTCCTTCTTCACATCCATCAGGGCATCGCACCTTGTGGTGACTGTTTGTCTAGCTTCATCATCTGTTAGTGCCGCACCATAAAGTGAGTTCTTGGCAGCAATACGCTCAAAGCTATCCAATATCCAAGGCAAATCACGCACACAGCAAACAATCTTGGTCTGTGGGTACAGGTCTTTTAGCAAAGATGTTTTGGCAGTCCATCCCCTGCTAGTGTCAAACACTACATTGGGTGTAACTGCTTGGTAGTAAGCGTTAATCAAGTCTTTGAGTATTTGCTTGCGCCTGTCTTCATCTATTGTGTGGTTGCTCTCACTGCCTGTAATGACATTGATAGTTGATGTAACCAATCCCAATACTGGCGATGAAATATCTGCATAGAACTCAGGGTTCTGACGCAAGATAGCCGAGAGCAGGGTTGAGCCTGACCTTGGCAAACCAGAGATGAAGAAAAACTCTTTCATCCTATTGGAATCCAGTTAACTGTAGCTTCATCCCATTGATATGCAACATTGCCGCCATTCATAATTGCATCTACGGGTCTTGGTACGGGCGCACTCCAAGTCATTGTGTCCAAGTAACCAATCCAAGATGGATAAGGTCTACGAGCTTCATGTTCTGCGGTTCTAGCGGCGGTGTACTCTGCTTCAGTCAAAACCTGCAACACACCCGCAATGGTCGTGTCGGCATCATCATCGCAAGTGCCGTAGTATCTAGGCGCACGAAGATATGTGCCTGTTGCGTCTGTGCTGACAGGCCATGTAGAACTGTCATGCCAGATATGAGTCCAACCTTTGATGGCTGGCATTGATGGGCCTGTGCGCTGTGGCTCTACTGTGCAGACTATTTTAGTTACTGCGTCTACTTCGGTAATGCAAATGTACATTGGGATACTCCTTATAAAATTTAAACTGCAACTCTACGAATTGCTCGGACATTAAGCGAGAAGCTCTTAAGGCCGTAGTACTGTTTGCCGTTACTAAAGTACTGGAGGCTACCATAGTCAGCAGCAAACTCAGTACTAGACCAGTAGCGGTCAGCCACAAAGTCTTCTGCGCCAGTACTTCGAAAGTCAGTAGCAGAAGTTTGTGCGGGAGTACCACTTGTATAGTTACTGGCTCTAGCAGGAACAGCATTGGCGTTTATGCCTGAAGATGTATTATTTGTAGCGGTAGTTGGTTTTAAATTAAAATAACAAACATCTAGTTCATTCTTGGCAGGCATATACCAATCAGTTTGACCACCAGTAGATAAGTTGTTGCAGAAGTGGGCGCAGGGGTAAACTGTTGCATTTCCATCAGCCACCATGTCAGCAGTGTTTTGTGGGCCATCAATTACGCTGTCAGCACCGGGTGTTGCATCGTTTGAGTTTTTCCAAGAAATTGAAGTTTGTTGCCCCGTAGACACTGGAGCGACAACCAGATAGTGTGTGGCAACACTACTTACACCAATCTGCCCTGCGTAATATCCACCACCATAGGCTTGGCCAATAACTGTAGGGGGGGCTGCATTTCCCGCTGTAGGCCACAGACCTTGCTTCTTAAACTGCATAGCTTGGTCAAGTGTCCACACACCTGTTGCAACGCTTGTCTCATACGGCCCTGCTGGTGCTACAGGGCTTTTAGTAATAAACCCGCCTATATATTTTTGGCTCATGGTTATTCCTTAAACTGCAACTCTGCGGATGGCACGAACTTTACACGAAACATTCTTAACACGACTTGATTGATAGCCATAACCCATATACTGCCTCCATGCGTTTGTAGCAGAAGCCTCAGTGCTAGACCAATATCGTTCATCATCAAATGCTTCTGAACCACCTGATTGAAATACTGTTGCGGCAGTTCGTGCTGGGTCACCAGTTGTGTAATTGCTACCCCTGCTTGGCACAGCGTTAGTGTTAGTGCCAGAATTTGTAAAGTTAAGGGCTGTAGTTGGTTTTAAGTTGTAGTAACAAATCTCCAACTCATTTTTCGATGGCATATACCAGTCGGTTTGCCCACCAGTAGATAAGTTGTTGCAAAAGTGAGCAGATGGATAAATGCTTGAGTTTCCATCAGCCACCATATCGGCAGTATTTTGTGTGCCGTTAAATGCACTATCAGCACCTGACGTTGCATCGTTTGAGTTTTTCCACAAGTCAAAAGTTTGTGAAGAAGATTTAGGCCCAACTACTAAGTTAAAGTCAGGTATACCATTACCAGCAGTAGATATTTGCCCCGCAAAATAACCACCTTGATATGCTTGACCAATAACAAGCGGTATCCCTGTCCAATTTCCAGCCGCCAATGCTTGTAATTGTTGTGGAAGTGTCCATATCCCACTAGCAGCACTGGTAGAAGTTGTAGGAGCAGTAGCGGAAATTACACCGCCTTTGAAACGCATGGACATTGTTAGTCCTTATGTGATTTCTTCAAAGCTAATCGTAGCAACCAAGTCACCAGCCGCACTAGCAAGCGCACCGATAGACCTGTCTTCCAACAAGTAAAACGCTGTGGTTTTGTCGGTCACAATCAATGACGCATCCGCAGGGACTGAGATGGTTGAGGCAATAGCCGAAGCTGTACCGCCCAAAGCAGCCGCAGAGTAGATATTGACTGTGACATCAGCCGCTGCTGTGCCATCAATGTTGGCAATCACAATGGAGTTAATCTTAAAGACCTTGCCACTTGATGCCGCATTTGAGGCTAGTTGCGTTGCAGTCGTTAAGACAGCCGCTGACAGAGTGTTGCCAACAATACTTGTGACGCTGACGATATTAGGATTTGCCATAATTTTTCCTTAAAAACCAAAGAGCATTGCCAACGCAATGGATTTACCTGTTGAAAGACTTGGTGCTGGTGCTGTACTTGCCCAAGTAGTGCCATTAGAAGTCAGCACGTTACCTGATGTGCTAGGTGCTATAAATAATGGTGCTGATGTTCCGTTACCCAATATGACATTATTGGCAGTAAGGGTTGTTAGGCTTGTACCGCCTTGCGCTACTGTGACTGTAGCGGCTTGCTTGAGTAATTTGCCAGTTGTTCCATCAAATGCAGCAAGGTTATTAGCAGTAGAAGAAGCTGGGCCAACCACATCCCCGAAACCTGTTCCAACTGCTGAAATGGTCTGGTTAGGCCACGTCCCTGAGACCGTGACGTTTGTACCGCCAACAATGCTAGGGGTTGCCGTTGCTGTGCCACCATTTGCTACCGCCAAAATTCCTGTAATGTCAGAAGTAGAAACAGTAATTGCATCCCATGATGCGTTTGTGCCATCGCTTTGCAGATATTTGTTGGCAGCAGAAGTTTGTGATGGCAAGAGATTATTCAAGGCAGCAGCAGCAGTAGAAGCACCAGTTCCCCCATCAGCCACCGCCAAATCGGTAATGCCAGTGATTGAACCACCTGTGATTGTTGCGTTACTTGATGTGAGTGGGCCTGTCACCCCTGCCGTTGCAGTGACTAGACCCGTCAGTGTCGATGTGCCCGTCACCGCCAATGTCGTGCTTGCTGTAATCGCTTTAGCCGCCAAGGTTGTGTTATTGACTGTGGCAGTTCCTGTTGCTGCGCCAATGTTCACAGCAGTCGCTGCACCACCTAGATTTAAGGTGGTGGTTGTAGTGTTAAATGCCGCCTGTGTTGCCGCACCAACCAAAGCACCCGCAAGGGTTGTTGTGCCAGATGCCGCTAAAGTTGTGAACGCACCCGCAGCAGGGGTTGTCCCACCAATCGGTACACCATCAATCGTTCCAGCAGTCATAGGTGCTGAGATTGCACCAGTAAAGGTAGATGTGCCAGTAACGGCTAAGTTACCGCCCACAGTTAAGTTGTCCCCAGCCGTACCTACTTGGAAGTCCTTTAACTGCGCCATCAATTGACGGATAGCATTGTTGACCAAACTTGGGGCCATCCCCTCCGCTAGGTTAATACTGTTAATGTCAGTATTACTGCCAGCAGTTGCGCTGTATTCTGAAATCTTGGTCTTTGCCATAATATCCTCTTAGGGGTTAGCCATGCCAGTTAAGTCAACTCGGTAAGGCTTTTCAGTTAAACCAAATGTAGCCCCATATCCTAACTGAAGTGCTTTACGTTGTAACTCTTTGCTCAAAGGCTCTACTGTTGTAGTCGTTGCTTTTTTCATCAATGAAGCAGCCAGTTTAGGGTCTAGCATTGCATTAACCAACAACTCACGGATAGCGTCATCTGTGCCGTTATAAAGCCAGTTCATTGGTGCAGATACCTTCTGTAAAGCAGGAGGAACATCACCAAACATTTGCTTGCCAATCATTCCACCAATAACATTAGCGGTACTCATGTTTTTAAATGTATCTGAGCCAGCTACCTTAGTTGCTCTTGGTAATACACCACTATCTAAATCTTCAGCGACACGCTTTAACACAGCAAGTTGTGTAGAAGAAAGGTTTGTTTCTTTTTCAGCAGCACGAATAGCACGAGTAAATGCAGGTTGTGAAATCAAATAATCATTAACCCTTGATGGGTCAGGCGTAGTAGAAAGAACCTTACCTTTAAACTGTTGTGCAGCTTCAAGACGCTCAATGCCTTTACTAGAAGCAGCATACTTAGACAAATAATCTTTGTAGCCAGTAGCACCAGCTTCGATAGCATCATCTACCGAACGGATAACAGATTCAAGTTGTGGTTTAGCAGCTTTAAATGCGCCAGCAGTAGGGCCACCACCTTCAGATTTATCAAGTAACCCTTGCGCTTTTGCTCTTAAATCTTTACGAATTTCATACAGTTCAGCAGGTGTAGTTGCACGAGCAATATCGTCTTTAGCGTCTTTCATAACAGACATAACAGTTTGACGCTTTCCTACTGGTGAAGCAAGAATGTCATCAATAGTCTTATTAACTGTTAAAGCAATTCCAGACTGAAATATCTCTGGTGTAACAGTAGAATTAGCAAATGCGTTTTCACGCAATGGGTCTGCTACTTCGTCACGTTTTTTATATGCTGCTTTTAAAACATCGTCATCTTTTGCAAGACGATTTAAGATAGCCATCTGTGCTTGATTAGCTTCTAATGCTTGGGTAGCAAATCTACCCTTAGTTACATCCAAGCCTTTAATTGCAGTCTCAGCGTTAATCAATCCAATGTCACGAGTAGCTTGTGCAGTCGTAGGTGTATAGCCACCAATCTTAGGAACATAATTAGCACCAGCTTTAATTGCTTGTTCAGCATCAGATGCCAAGTTACGCAATACATTGCCTGTAATAACTTCACGCCCTGCTTCAGTAAATGGGCGCACAATCTCTCTAGTTGTACGAGCAAGAACAGGCGCAGAACCAACCATGCCACCTGCTGTAGTAGCACCTGCCAAAGCACCTAATGCCTGACCAACAGGGCCAACATCACTCTCACGAGCAGCACCAGATGCCAATGCACCTGCCGTAGCAGCAGCACCTTGAGTCTCTAAACTCTTGGTAAAGAAATCTTGCGCTGGTACTGGCAAATACTTAGCAACAGAAGCAGGGGCAGCAACGCCAAATCCTGCACTTGTTACATCTTGAACAATGCGCTCTTGTGGTGTTTGTGGAGTAGGAACGCCAATTCGAGTCATTAAATCTTGCAGACCTTGACTACTAGGTTTCATAACTTGGCGACCTGCCAAGATATTAATTAGTCCTGTTAGCGCATCAGCACCAATAGTAGGTAGTGACAAAGCACCAGTTAATGCTGCTCTACCTGTCAAACCTAATTGCCTGCCAAGGTCTTTAGCACTACCAATTTGCATTTGCTCTGGACGAGGATAGCTAGTAATTTCCTTAATAGCTTCTTCTCTTGTCATCTTCTTAGCAGGTGCGCTAGGTGCTACTTCATTCTTTGATTGCTCAAGTGCATACTGATATGCCTGTGCATCAGTCAATTCTTTGTCAGAAGTGACTTCGTATGTTCCTTTGCCTTCAATTGTTACTTCATAGGTTGCCATAATCAACCTTTCTTTTTAACAGTCACGCCAGTTGGTAAACCAGAACTTGGCGCAGTAGATTTTCTTACCGCATCGTAAGGGTTAATAATTGCTTCTGGTTTGCCACCCATTTCGGTATTTAGATTTCTATAAACATTAAGTGTAGGCTCAAGTGCTTTTTCTCTTTCGCTAACAATACCTTCAATAATAGATTTTGCGTCAAGCCTTTGCTGCGGTGTAAATGTTCCACCTTTAACAAGTTGTTGTGCAAGCAATTGAATACGCTGTGGCACAGATGGGTTTCCAATAATTGTTTCTACGTCACCCTTTTGCACAGCACCAGTTTGGTCATAAACTTTCGCAAGGTTATAAATCATTGCACCATCAGCACTTGCATTTCCTTTTCCTGCTTGATTAAACGCATCATAAAAAGCTGCTGCACGACTTGCAACAGTAGTGTCGCCAGTATCTTTTAATGTTCCTTGCCATTGATTTACTGTAGCAAGTTGTGCTTTAGCTACAGCAGTTCTATCATTCAAATCAATAGCAACTTTAGGTGCTTTACCTGCGTCTTTTCTATCAATGTAAGCCTTAATCAATGCTCTTTCAGTCATGGTCATTTCATTAACTGGAGTCATGATTCCAAGAACTTGTCTTGCTTCTTTTACATCTCCAGCAATGTCTTCTTTTTCTTTCTTTGGTGCGCCTGTAGCTACAGCCATTGGCTTACCATCAGCACCAATCTCATAGCGAATTTGACCTTCTCCAAGCGTATAACCTTCTGGGCGCATTGCTTTCTGAGAAGCAACCAACTCAGCTAAAGTCTTACGCCCTTCAGCAGAACCCATAAGTTGTGGCGCAGCACGAGTCAAATCAAAGCCACCAGCAGTCATGCCTTCGCCTACTCGCTGACCCATTATGTCCTCACCATAAATCTCTTGAGGCTTGGTTACAGCACCTTGGATAACACCTTGAATTCGTTGTTGTTCAGCTAGTTGTTGTTGCTCTAACTTACGCTTACGCAATAATTCTTGCAATTGAGCATTTTGTAACTGCTCTTGCAAAGCACCTTGCATACCGCCACGATAGGCTTTCTGACCAAGTTGCAAGCCTTCAGCAATAGACTGACCTGTGTTACCACCTGCAAACAATCTGCCAGCTAATGCGTAGAGTGCTTGTGCCTGTGCGTCTTCACGATTACGAGCAATGTCAGCTTGTGACATACCCAACAGACCCATTGTGTCTGCACCGCTAGTCCCAAAAATGTCTAATAGTCCAGCCATGTTTAATCCCACCAGTTAGAGCCAAGAGCAGGGTAATTAGTGTCAATAGTTCCCATGTTTGTATTTGATGGCGTAGAACCAAAACTAGATAACCAATTACCGATGTTAGGTGAACCTAGATTCTTGTAAACACCAGCAGCAGTCGCAGCAGTACCTAACACCTTCTGCAAGGTAGAAGTATCAGCAGAACCAGACGCTGTAGTAGAGCCTACTCGTCCTAATGGGTTGCCATATACCAATGACATATAGTTTTGCAAGTTCTGTTGTGGTTGATTTTGCAAGAAGTTAAAACGCTGAATGTCAGCACCCAACTGTTGACCTTGGTAACCTTCACGCAACTGACCTGCTGCTAACAATTGTTGAATGTCTTGGTAATCAGCAGCAGCTAACTGTGGTGCAGCACCAATAGCAGCTTGTTGCCTTGCTCGTTCTTGTTCATAGTTCTGATAAGCCAATTGACCTGCTGTGTTAGTCAATGCTTGTGCATACTGACCAGAAGCCCTATCTTGTAGGTTACCCATAGCACCAGAGCCATAACGCCCTGCTAGGCTAGACTTAGATGCAATGTCGCCCAATGTACTTTGGAATTGAGTCTGTGCAGCTTGTGCAGCAGGGGCAAATGCACCTTGGAAGAAAGGGTTTCCACCTAGATAAGCACCGCCCAAAGTACCCTGTAGTTGTTGTTGAGCAAGTCCAGTTAAAGGATTACCTGCTAAAGCACGAGTTTCTAGGGCTTGAACGCCAGCTTGTGTAGTCTGCGAGGGTGCTACAAAGGTTTCGCCTGTGTAGTATTGTGGGCCACCGCCCGCATATAGGTTTTGACCCTGTTGCAGACCATACGTTAAATATGGAAGAATTGCAGGGTCAACAGTTTGAGTGGTAGTAGTAGCCATCTTTTACTCCTAGAGTTTCGGATTCCAAGATGGGTCATCCACGGAATCCATTATACATAAATTATTAAAATCAACCAATAATTGCATACCGATATGTCTTATTAGCAGTCGAATTGGCAAAGTGGGTAATCGTAGCCGTACCCTGTCCTTGGGAACTAGCGTAAATACCATTAAAAGTAGCACCACCGCCTACTAAATTCATAGTAGCTATGACTGATGGCACAGCAGGTCTTGTCGGGCTTGTGCTTGTCCCAAAATGCTCAATACTTACACCAGTATTTTCAGTTCTCCACACAATCTCAACATAATCATTAGCAGCCATGTCAATAAAGAAATTCAATGCAGCAATGATATGACTTGGGTCACCAGAACTTTTCCTCGGAGGAGGGTGAAATCTACTGTTTGAGTTTGCGATATTTGTTCCATTCTTACGAAACCAAACATCCACATCTTGACCATCGTTTGTGGTGTTCTTAAACTGAATGGAAAACTGTAAGTTGTAGAGTCCTGCGTTTTTTACATTTAACCTAGAACTATTTGATAACGTAATTCCATTAGAGAAGTCGGTTGTATCAAAGGTAATAGGATAAGCAACAGTCGTACTAGCAGCAGTCTGGTCTGTTCCGTCTTGAAAAGCCCCATAAGGCGCAGAATCAGCAAAAGCAGCAGCAGAGGCAGGGACAAAAATGATAACGCTATCTGGGCCTATCCTTCGGTCTGTCAAAGTGGTAGTTAAAGCACCACCAGTTGCCAGAGTCAAAGTTCCTGTGTTATTGGTCTTTCCGTCCATGATGCCACGGACAACCTCTGCCACAGCCCTCTGGTCACCACCAAAAGCAGGTAGGCTTCTAAACATCAGCGAACCCCTTGTGGGGTTACATCCACATCCACAGCCACAGCAGTCTTCCAAGCTGCACCAGTAGGTGTTAGCTTCAATCTGTGATACCTACCAGCACTACGCAAAGAAACCCTGTTCTCAGAGTCAGCAGCAGTTGAAGTCCCATAGGTGACACTTTGGTTTAGCAATGTGCGTGAAGCAATGGATAGTGAGCCAGAGCCATTGTCAACAATAGGTCTAGCCAAAGTCACCACGGAATTAGCCCCCACATCTATGTCGCCAGTAGCAATGCTTCCTGTTAAACTAGAACCAGTAAAGGAATAAACCCTAGTTCCGTAAGTTCCACCTAAGAAATACTTACCACCGATATATAGCAAAGAATCTAAACTTGTAGTCAACGCATCAAGAGAGGCAGAGATGTTATCTAATTCCTCTAAAGTTGAAGCACCAGATGATGCCTCACCTAAGTAATCAGTATTAGCATCTGCATAAGTCCACTTCTTAGTGGCAAAGTTGTAAATCATCAGTTTACGATTTGCATCAACAGATTGATAGTTCCAAATAACCAACTTGCGAACAGGGTCAATAGCCGCAGACATTGTTGAGTAATTTGCTTCGCTTGCATCTGATAAAAAGAATCTATCTACTTTTTCTGCACCAATAGGGACAACTTGCTGTCCATCGCACATATAGAAACCATCGTCTGACAAGAAGAAAGTTATGCCTTGGTACTGAGCAACAGAGCCAGATACCATGCACCCCTTGTTCCTAGAGATATTGTCAAACTGGAATATAAAAGGAGTACCAACATAGGTCATTCTGTGGATAGCACGTTCTAGCAGAACTAGACCAAACTCACCACCACGAATTCCCATAATCTGTCCACCATCAGGAATGTCTTGAAAATCAGACTGAGTGTTTACGTTCTCTACCCAATCAGTCTCATCATTGATAGCAGACCAGCGAACCCGATACTGTTGCTGTGTCGTTTCTAGCAAATTTGCACAAACAACAAAATCACGAACAACTGTAATGAATTTAGCAATAGGCGCACTAGCAGACACTTCAGCAAATGTGCTAGATGTACCAAGTACCCAAGACTTTAGTTTATTTGAGTTATTGCAAATAATGACACTCTTACCAAACTGAGTAAACCTTACTCTATCGTTTGCGCCTGTTGTCAATCCTGTGTTTACTTGCGTAAGTGTTCCAGAACCGCTAACTGTGTAAATCTTAGACAGACCAGCAGTAAAAAAATATGTATTTCCATCAGGGGCTTTAGCCGCATACAAAGAAGTTAAGTTCTCTGCGGCTGCGCTAGAGAATGATACTGGCGTAGGGAATGGGCCATAACCTATGGCTTGAGATACTACGTTCTTAGCGTCTGTCAAAGCACCAGAGATACCTGATTGGTCAGGCATCCACTCGCCAAATGTTACCCTTGTCGTAGCCATGTGTTACTTCCTTGAGACTGTGTAGTCCATGTATTGTCATTAGCAGATACTGGAGTCCATGTGTTTGTGTCTCCCGATACTGGAGTCCAATTATCACCAAGAATAACGCCTTTAGCAGTTACTGTCGCCAAGCAAGTAATAGACGCACTTGCATTGTTTATTAAAGAACCAAATGCCGTTACTGTTGCAGTTGCGTTAATGCTTGCAGAGCCTTCAGCAATAATTCCACCATTTGCGGTAAATGTAGCTTCAGCATTTACTGATGCACTACCAGAAATAAGAATTTGCCCACTAGCGGAAACACTTGCATTAGCAGTTATGCTTGCACTTGCTGATTGAATCCTTGTAGCGTCTGCCGTAACAGTTGCAGTACAACTTATTCCCCCACTAGCATTTTGAACCAATGTGCCACTAGCCGTAACATTTGCAGACGCAGTTACAGACCCATAGGCATCCCACAGGGTTACAGATGTTGTGTAGAGTGAACTATCGAGTGTGAGTGTTAAGTCATCAATGCTAGACTTTAGATTGTCTAGCGAGTCAATCGTCCACGGAGGCAGTAAATCAGCCATCTTATGCCAATGTTACTGACAATGAACTTGTAGCAATACGGAACACATCACCAGTTGCGATAGTTTTAGAAGCGTCTAATGCTGTGTGATACAACAAGTTACCTGCCGTAGAAGCGTCACGCAGTCCAATGTGTGTGATTGTTCCCCATGAACCTCCAGCTTGAGGGAATTCCACAGCAGCAGAGTTTGTAGATGCACCATTGCTAGGCGCACCAAATGTCACAGATTGACGAGCATAGCTAGTGCCAGAACACTCCGTTCCAGTATCAGCGTCTGTCGGGTCAGTTGTGTACAAAGCCACATAAACAGTTGTTGGTGCTGTGTAGCTAGTTGCTCTCAACGTAACATTGATAAGAGCATTTTCTAAGTAGTTAGACATTTCAGCCATAGTTTTACCTTGCAGTTAATTTCATTGCCAACGGAACACCAGAATACTGAGTATTTTCATCAGACCTAGTGAGAGAGGAAATCGCCCTGTCATACATAGAACCCCATGTATTTATACGAGCATCATTCATTAAATAAGGCTCTGCTTCAACCAATGCGCCATACAGCAACCCATCAGGGGCAGTAGTTAGAAATACGTTAGATGGATTGTTACTAGTCAAGTATGGAGGCGCAGAATAATAAAGCATCTTTAACGTATATACGCCATCAGGTGCAGGTGCTAATTGAAACTCACTTGCTAAGATTGTGTAACTCTTGGGAACACCAACTTCTGATGTTCTTGGGTCATTAGATAAAGATGAGGGAGTAGAGTAACTCAATGGTTGAATTGGGTTAGTCATCACCACAAAGTCACGAATCTCTAAGAAGTCGCTAGGTACTTCTACAGTTGCATCGTTTGCTACAGTTGAAGTAGTTACAGACTTTAACATCTGACGAATACGCAGTTCTCTACGCAGACGATTCTCAGCCAAAGTAATAAAGTCTGGAATGATGCTTGTCAGGTCAGACCTAGCCAAATAACTGGCTATTGAAGTCTGTAAATCAGAGTAGGTAGCAAAACTCATACAACTCCTGTCCGAGTTCTAAAAACTCTGTTATCACGCTCGTTTAACCAAGCCTTAAAACGCTTTTCATCAAGCACAGCAAAGCCACGCATGATTCCTTGTTTGTTCAGTTCATCAACAACTGTGAACGGAATAGAAGCAATCTTGTTTCCAAACAATTCGTCTGACCACTTTGCTCGTTCATCATACGAGTTATATTCTTTTTTGTTCTGCTCAAGAATATCAGTAATGTCTTGTGTAGTCTGGATAACGATACCGCCATCGCCATCAGCATGGACAGTAGTTTTACGAAAATTGTTAGGGTTTTGCATAGCCTAATTCTATCAGTTTGAGTAGAAAAGAAAATGCCCCAGAGGTTTAAGTCTGAGGCATCTTTTGGGTTACACCAGATTAAGGTGTAATGTCGGCAATGATGCCGTGTGCAGCTTCGTTACGAACTTCCAAGGTGTACTCAGCCAACAACTGTGTAGATTCGTTGTCACCAGTAATAGCCAACTCGTTGGTCTGGAAGGGACGCAGATAAGCTACAGCAGCCATGTCAGGGTCAACAATAAATGCTGTCTCGTCACATGAGTTAGTAGAAGTCATAAATCTGTTGGGAACAACAGAAATTGAACCGAAGTCGCTCAAATAAACATCGGCTGCGCTGATGATAGTTGTAGGCGTATTGGCAGGGGCCATGAAACGCTGTGCAGCAATACCTGTGAAGGCAGAAACCAACTGCTTGTGAGCAGGGTTGACCATCAACACTTTAGGATTTCCACCAGAAGCGTAAACTTCTTTTACAACAGTCTTCAAGATAGTCTCTGTGAAGGTGCGGTTTGTGCCATCTGTACGAGCAGTAGTGCCAGAAGCACCAGCAACGCCAGAAGTACCACCATCATAGTTGGAAGCTAACCATGCTTGCAGACCACCCAATTTACGAGCAGCAGAAGAACTACCATCTGTAGCAATTTGATTGCTCAACAATGAAGTTTCCATGTCTCGCTTAATTTCGGCCGAGGCTTTCGCAAGTTGATAGGCTTTTTCGGATTTGCGGCCAGCTTTATCAACAGACTGCAAAGTGCCAGAAATCTTAATTGTCTTCTGTGCAATCTGAAGGCGGTTGCCAACACGAGTGGTAGGAGACATAGTAGCGTCAGATGCTGTTGCACCCTCAACTGTAAAGTTTGACAAGCTGGCAGCAGCCAACGAGTCAGTCTGCCACTCGTGCAAAACAGCAGTAGCTTTAGTCTTGCCAATGGAAGACATAAAAGGTGTGTCTGTTGGTGAGATATCGTAGATAACGTCCGTCAAATCCTGACGCATACCGATTGCGGTATATGTTTGGTAGGTAGCCATAATTTAATACTCCAAAATTTATAAAAATCGTTCAAATGCTCTGGCAGCGTCTGAGACTTTTCCTGTCTCACGCAACCTCTGCATAACCTGTTTGTCTTGTGAAGACCTAGCTTGGGGAACTGAAGTACCAGAACGCATCATCTTAGGGGCAGACTGAAGTTTTTTATTCAACTCTGGTTTGCTCTTTTGAAGTTGCTCATACTTCATTGCCTTATACAAGGTATTCACAGCACGAGAGTCATACACGGAACTAAGTTCTTGGTCAGTCCAACCTACAGATTTCGCATAGTCACGGATTTGTTTCCGAACCGCATCACCCTGTGGTGTCGCTAACTCAGGAATCAGACTAACTAGCTTCTCAGATTCTTGACGGAGATGGTTTTGCAGAGAGGCTTGTTGCTCAGATTGTTGCTGTTGGGCAATTCGTTGCTGTTCATTCCTGACTACTGCTAACTGCTTCTCACGTTGGCTCTGTTCCGCTACCGCTACCGCATAACCGATAGGGTCTGTTTCCTTTAAAACTTCTAAGTCCACACCCTGATGTT